AGGACAAGCCCTTGGTTATGGCACCAGAGCCATAGCTAACGCTTCAACCGACAACATTACTATAGCAGACGGAGCTTCTGATTCCGATAGGGCCATGTACCTTAAACTGACTGGCGGTGGTCAAGCGTGCACCGTTACGCTGTTACCTAACACAGTCTCTAAAGTATGGATGATGGAAAACGCCACTTCATACACACTTACATTCACTTGCGGTAGTGGAGCTAACGTAGCAATCCTAGCAGGCGAAACAAAAATTATAGCCACTGACGGTGGAGCTGGGTCTGGTGTGGTTTATGACGTATTAACGGATGTAAACTTAGCAGGAACAACTAAAACAGCAGCCTTAACTAACGCAGGTGCGTTATCCAACCAAGGGACAGTAACAGTAGGTGTAGACGATACGGGTTATGACGTTAAGTTCTTCGGAGCAACGTCAGGGGCTTACATGCTTTGGGATGAATCCGCAGATGATTTAATGTTAGTAGGAGCAGCAGGACTTTCTGTTGCTGGCGGTATTTCAACACCATCAGCAGGAACAAGTAACTTCAGAGCAGGCGTCAACGCAGGTAACAGCATTGCTTCTGGTGGTAACTACAACGTAACAATTGGTGATGAAGCAGGTACTGCGATTACTACAGGTGATGATAATGTTGCAATAGGTTATGCAGCATTAGATGCTAATACTACAGGAGCAGAAAACACAGCATTAGGTAGAAGTGCTTTAGGAGCAAATACAACGGCAAGTTATAATGTCGGAGTGGGTATGCAAGCTCTGTTAGCTAATACCACAGGAGCAGAAAATACGGCTCTTGGCTATAGGTCTCTTGTAGCAAATACAACGGGTACAAAAAATGTTGCAGTGGGTTCTTCGTCTTTAGACGAGTGTACTACAGGAGATTTCAACACAGCCGTTGGAACTTCAGCTTTAACATCAGTTACAACATCAGACAATAACACAGCAGTTGGGTATGCTGCAGGACAAGAAATTACTACAGGTACTGATAATGTAGCCGTTGGAATTTATGCTTTAGACGCTAACACAACAGGCTCACAAAACACAGCACTAGGCAGAGATGCTTTAGGCGCAAACACCACAGCAACTGGAAATACTGGTCTTGGTTACGCTAGTTTAGGAGCAAATACAACAGGTGCTTCAAACGTAGCCGTTGGTTATGGGTCGTTAGACGCTAACACAACTGCTTCAAATAATACAGCCGTAGGGTATGATGCTTTAGGAGTTAACACCACAGGCACACACAACACAGCAGTCGGTACAGGTGCTTTAGACGCAAGCACTACAGGTTCAGACCTTACTGCAGTGGGTTATAATGTTTTAGGAGCAAATACTACAGGTTACAGCAACGTAGGTGTAGGTGGTTCAGCAACTTATTTGGCTGCGTCTTTGTCAACAAACACGACAGGCTATGGTAATTCTGCTCTTGGTTCTGGAGCATTAGCAGGAAACACTACTGGCTCTAGCAACGTAGGTGTAGGCAGACAATCTATGTACGCAAACACCACAGGGTCAAATAATGTTGGTATAGGACAAGCTGCTTTAGGAGCAAACACCACAGCCTCTGACAACACAGCAGTTGGCTATCAGGCTTTAACAGCAAACACCACTGCGGGAGGAAATACAGCAGTCGGTAAAGGTTCTATGGTATCAACTACTACAGGTGCATTGAATACTGCTCTTGGTTATGGTTCACTGGGTACTAACACCACAGGTGCAAACAATACAGCAGTTGGTTTAAATGCTATGGTGGCAAACACAACAGCAGCAAACAATACAGCTGTTGGTTATAACTCTTTAGGAGCAAACACCACAGGAACAGGTAACAATGCTTTAGGGTATCAGTCGCTTGATGCTAACACCACAGGAAACTATAACACTGCTATGGGTCATGTTGCATTAACTGCAAATACAACCGCAGCAGATAACTCTGCTTTTGGTGGTCAAGCTATGTATGCAAATACCACGGGGGCAAACAACACTGGTATAGGTTCTCAAGCTTTATACGCAAACACCACAGGAGCAAATAACACGGCTGTTGGTACGCAGGCTTTAGACGCTAATACCACAGCGGCTAACAATACTGCACTTGGTTATGAAGCACTTGGTAAGGCAACAACTGGTGGTGATAATGTTGGAGTCGGTAGAGCAGCAGCACTTGATGTCACAACAGGAACAAGCCACACAGCAGTAGGAGTTGAAGCATTAGAAAACACTAGCACTGGAACCGAAAACACAGCAGTAGGCAAACAAGCAGGTAGGAACATAACTACAGGCTCATATAATGTTCTAGTTGGTTCTGGCATTTCTACAGTAGGGGCAACTAGTAGTAATGCTCAAGGTTTCGGATATAATCTTACATGCTCAGACAACTTCACAACTATAGGTCAAGGTGCTGCTGATATTCGAGCAGAGCATGGTGTTGCAACTTGGGCTACTGTATCAGACGAAAGAGTTAAGAAAGATATTGAAGATGCTACTGTAGGTTTAGCCTTTATCAACGACCTTCGACCAGTAACTTTTAATTATAAAAACAAAGGTGATTTACCTGAAAACTTTAAAGGTTATGAAGAAGGCTCTACAGAAGTTTATAAAAACTCTAAATCTCAACACGGTTTTATAGCTCAAGAAGTTAAAGCAGCTATTGATAAACACAGCGATATTAAAGATGGCTTTGGTATGTGGGATGATAATGACCTTACTGGACAACAAAGAGTTGGTGAAGCAGCAGTTATACCAGTATTAGTAAAAGCAGTACAAGAACTTTCGGCAGAAGTCGAAGAATTAAAAATTAAATTAGGAGAAAAATAATGGCACAAACAGTAACAGAAGTCTTAGCAGCGGGAACCGATAGCGTAACTGTAATAAATGACGTTAATACTAATGGCAAAAAATCAACTCATGTTGGTGGTACAGAAGAAGTAGATACAACTATGTCTCAAGCAGATATAAATGAAGTGGTACAACGTAATGTTGACCACCTTTCAACTATCTTGCTTTATGAACCTGTAGATGCAGATGATGATACACCAAACGTAAAAGGAGCAGCAGACAGTAAGAAAACTACACACGTTGCAGCCGTTACAACTGGCACGGATTACATAGCAGCAAACTAAGGAGATAATATGACCGAAGAAGCCGTAGTCTTTATAGACGATAAAGAGATAAAAGTGTCTGAGTTGTCTGACGAACAAAAATACTTGCACTCGCAATTACTGGATTTGAGAAACAAAGAAGCTAGTCTTAAATTTCAATTAGACCAAGTAGCTGCCAGTATGTCAGTATTTCAAAATGCTTTTGTTGAGGCTTCTAAAGAAGTCGCTGAAGAAGTTTTAGAAGAAGAAACCAAAGAGGTAAATTAAATGGTATATATAAATATATTTGTATGGATAACCGCTATTGTCGCAATAGCATCATTAGTGGCTGCTGTAACCCCTACTCCGAAAGGAGATAAGTTTTTAGCAAAACTTTATAAAGTTATTGATTTTTTAGCTTTAAACATTGGCAAGGCTAAAGACAAATAGATGGCCAGAAAAACTACCATAGAAGTCGCAGCAGATCTTGATAAACATGAAGCAATTTGTGCTGAGCGTTGGCTAGAAACCATTAGTCGTATTAAACGTCTTGAACTATTTGTTATCGCTACTTTAGTTACACTATTATTAAGTGCTGGGGCTATATTAGCTCAGCAAGTTTTTTAAGATGAAATATGCCATACGCCAAATACACATTCAAACCAGGAATCAATCGTGAAGGTACTGATTACAGTAACGAAGGCGGTTGGTTCAATGGTAATTTAGTAAGGTTTCGTCAAGGACGCCCTGAAAAAATAGGCGGTTGGCAAAAAGATACTGACACAAGCTATTTAGGCACAGGCCGGGCTTTGCACGGTTGGGTGGATACCGGGGGGACAAAATATTTAGGGCTTGGAACCACTTGGAAATATTACGTTTCAACTGGGCAGAATTTTGATGACATCACCCCTATTCGTGCTACAACAACCAATGGAATTACTTTTGCAGCAACGGATGGATCTTCAACCATAACCGCCACAGATTCTAGCCATGGTTGTGTGGCTAACGATTTCGTTACTATTTCAGGAGCCGTATCTTTAGGGGGCCTAGTTACCGCCGCCGTGTTGAACCAAGAATATCAAATTGTTTCGGTTCCCTCAGCTAACACTTACACATTTACTGCTAAAGATACGGATGGGGATACCGTTACAGCTAATTCTAGTGACTCAGGAAATGGGGGCTCAGGGGTAGACGGGGCGTACCAAATTAACGTGGGTCTTGATGTTTATGTTCAAAGCACAGGTTGGGGAGCAAGTACATGGGGGACGAGTACGTTTGGTAGTTCTTCTGCATTAAGTTCTGGTAATCAATTACGTTTATGGTCACACGATAATTTCGGCGAAGATCTTCTTATGAACGTTCGCGGAGGCGGTATATATTATTGGGATGAAAGTGGAGGTTCTAGTGTTCGAGCTAAACCTTTTACAGAACTTACAGGGGCAAATTTAGTTCCTACTATAGCCTTACAGATATTAGTAAGTGATATAGACAGACATGTAATTTGTTTTGGGGCGGATGCAATTGATGATACTAATGTTAGAACAAGTGCATCTGATCCAATGCTTATTGCTTGGAGTGACCAAGAAAATGCTGTTGAATGGGAACCATTGTCTACTAATACAGCAGGATCTCTTAGACTTTCTGCTGGGTCTTTAATTATTGGAGCAATGAGAGCGGGGCAAGAAACTTTAGTTTGGACAGATACTTCACTGTATTCTTTATCGTTTATAGGCCCTCCTTACGTATTTGGAACAACATTATTAAATGAAGGTGTTGGATTAATTAGCCCAAAAGGATCCGTAAATACAGCCAAAGGAATATTTTGGATGGATAGAAAAGGGTTTTATAATTATGCAGGAAACGTAGTGCCTGTTCCTTGTAGCGTTCATAACTATGTTTTTAGTGATCTTAATGAAAATCAGTCTCATAAAGTTTTCGGATTTTTAAATAAACAATTTGACGAAGTTGGGTGGTTTTATCCTTCTGCTTCTAGCACAGAAATAGATCGTTATGTAACGTATAACTACAATGAACAAACGTGGAGCATAGGAGAACTGGCACGTTTTGCATGGCTTGATGAAGGTATTGTTGCGTACCCCAGAGCCACAGGCAAAAGCGATTCAACAAATTATTTATACCAACATGAAGAAGGTAACGACGACGATGGTTCTGCAATGTCCAATGTTTTTATAGAATCCAGTGATTTAGATATTCAAGAAGGAGAGTATTTTTCTTCGATTAGTAGAGTCATACCTGACGTTAAATTTACAGGGAGTGGTGGGTCAGACCAAACCATTAATTTTGTTTTAAAAACTAGAAATTACCCCGGTGAGTCTTTAGTAACCAACACAACGCAAAACGTAACTGGGACAACAACAAGATTAGATACGCGCCTACGCGCGCGACAAATGGTTTTTAGAATAGAGTCTGATGATGATAATTCAAATGTTAGTGCACAAAGAGGTGTGGGCTGGGTTTTAGGAGACACTCGTATGGATGTTAAACCAAGCGGTCGTAGATAATGGCTAAACTATTAAACACAAAATTACCTATTTCTCTTGATCCTTTAGTTGTTCCTTCTTTTGTGTATAACAGAATGGTTAGAACTGTTGAAATAGCTTTTGCTGGTTTTGATCCAAGTGCTACTCCGCAATTTACAGAAACAATCCGCAATGAAAATTTATTTAATGCTGGTGATATTATTTGGAATACTACTAGAGAAGTTCTACAGTATTTTGATGGTACAAATTGGTACAATTTATCCACAGAAGAAGAAGTAGGTCTACAAGCAAAAGCGTCTGTAGGAGAGGTAACGGTAACACTTGATGGTAACGTAACAATAAATATAACCGGACCTAAATATGGTTGGGGTATAGAAAAATGGTATACATAATGAATAAAGAAAAACTAATAAAAGAATTAATTGTTGATGAAGGTTGTATAAATAAAATATACGCAGATCATCTTGGATTCCTTACGCTTGGAGTAGGCCATTTAATCTTGGACACAGATCCAGAAAATAATCAGCCCGAAGGGACTCCAGTATCAGATAAAAGAATCAACGAATGTCTACACAATGATATAGACATTGTGTGCGACGAATTAGACAGAAACATGCCGTGGTGGAAAGAGCTAGACGAGACACGCCAACGCGTTCTTGCTAATATGTGCTTTAACTTAGGTTGCCCTAGATTAAAGAACTTTAAAAATTTTTTAGCGGCTTTAGAAGCAGGCGATTTTGAAACCGCTGGGAAAGAAATGATGGACAGTAAATGGGCTACACAAGTAGGAAATAGAGCTGTTAGATTACAGGAAAAAATGATTCATGGTAGCTAGAGTTAAAAAAATAAAAAGAAAACCCATGAAAAGTGGAAAAGTTTCTAACTATAAAAAATCTTTAAGGAGACCATAATGGCTAAAAAAGGACTGTACGCGAACATACACGCTAAAAGAAAAAGAATAAAAGCTGGATCAAAAGAAAAAATGAGAAAGCCCGGTACTAAAGGAGCTCCAACAAAAGCAAATTTTAAACGAGCTAAGAAAACGGCTAAGAAATAATGGCGGCAAGGCAGAAAGCAATACGAAAAACCACTAAAGGTAAGGGGGCTAATTATCGCCCTACCAAAAGTGGCGCGGGCATGACTAAAACAGGTGTTAAAGCCTATAGAAAAAAGAACCCTGGATCTAAATTGCAAACAGCCGTTACAGGCAAAGTAAAACCAGGCAGTAAGGCAGCGAACCGACGTACATCTTATTGCGCAAGGTCTGCGGGTCAGCTTAAGAAAAGCTCTGCTAAAACAAAGAATGATCCTAATTCAAGGATCAGACAAGCGCGCAAAAGGTGGAAGTGTTGATATGTACGAATATAAATGCAAAGTTAAAAGAGTGGTTGATGGTGACACTATGGATGTTATTCTTGATCTTGGGTTCGATGTCCTTCATGCTTGTAGGGTCCGTCTGGCTGCTATTGATACGCCCGAGTCGAGGACTCGTGACTTGGATGAAAAAGCGCGAGGTAAACTTAGTAAAGCCTACCTTAAAGAAACTATTAAAGGAAAAAAGATTGTATTAAAGACTAAAATAAAAGATGCAAAAGGTAAGTTTGGACGAGTAATAGCCGAAGTTTGGGCAGAGTTTGAAGAAGGCTCAATGCGTAACGTTAATGAATTAATGATAAAAGAATGTTATGCAGTAAGATACAACGCCCAAAATAAGGCTCTAGTACACGACGCTCACATGGCAAATCGTGCTATATTAATAGAAAAGGGGCTGTTTACCCCCGTGGAGCCTAAATGAAGTTAGCTTTGATCTTGGGGTTTTTATTGTTATCAACGGTGGCTGGATCTGCGTGGTACATAGACAGACTTCAAGATAACATAGGAACATTAAAGGGCAATCAACTTGTCTTAGAGACTAAGATTCAAGAACAAAACGAAGCCATTGAAACCGCTTTAAACAACCAAAAAAAGGCCCAAACGCTTATGGCTTCTTTAGAAAAAGAGAAGCAAGAAGCGATGCGTGATGTTAATAAATTAAGAAAAACATTTGCTAAACACGACCTAGATGAATTAACTTTAGCAAAACCAGAACTTATGCAAGGCAAAATAAACAGAGCTTCTAAACGAGTTTTAGAAAACTTAGAAAAATTAACCGATCCCAACCAATTTGATGAAGAAGTTAGCAATAATACTTAGTTTGGCCGTAGTGGCTTCAAGCTGTTCTATGATGGGGGATAGGGTCAAGCCTGTTTCCGTAACCACCATTTCTAAACAACAACCGATGTACCATCCGCCTTTACCAATGGAAGTGCAAATGGATCCAGTTGATTGGGAGATACTAACTCCAGACAGTATGCAATTGTATTTAGATAATTTAGAAAAAGGAGACGCACCAAGAAGGGCATTTTATACCTTATCCAGCAAAGAATACGAACATTTAAGTATGGATATGGCAGACATAACTAGGTATATAAAAGAAGTACTAGGTATTATAAAGTTCTACAGAGACTACGATAAAGAAGAGGAAGGAGAAAACAATGAATGATGGTTCAGGAAGATTTGGTGGAGACATGGACAGAAATGAGGTTGAAATCGACCTTAGTAAGTTCATGGCATTGTTACAAGAACAATCCACTTTAAAAGACAGAATAAGAGAGTTAGAGGACGAAGGAACTAAGAATCCGCATCAAAGGTGGATATTTCTTGCTCAAGCCATAGACAGTTGGCGTATATTTCCAAGAGCTTTTTTAAGTGTTTATATGTATTTATTGTATTACACTACCTTTTGGTTCATGGATTTAGAATCACCCAGTTTTGAGCAATCGGGATTAATCTCTATTGTGGTAGGTGCAGGTGCAGCATGGTTCGGTCTTTATGCAGGTACTTCAGGTTCAAGTAAGTCCTTTAAAGGGGAAGATAAGTAACAAGACAAAGACTAAAAAAGACGATAAGATAGGGGACATTATGGCAGACACAACTTTATGGGACGATATATTCACTACAGATCTTGATGACTATACTTATGACGCAGATGATTATTCTTTAGAAAGCTACTTGAACAATGACGCCACAAATTACTACGGCGCGGATGATTACAGCTGGATGGACGATGAAGACTTTAGTGATCCAAATTGGCTGGATAATTTTCTTGACCCCAACGCCACAAATTACTACGGCGCTGATGATTACAGCTGGATAGACGATTATGAATATGGGGACGATTATGATGTAGGAAGTATGGATTTTACGCCTGAAGGTCAAATAAGTTCTTGGATGGATAATT